CAAATTTTTCTGGATCTAGCTTTGGATCTTTTGCCGCCATATCTAATAACGACTGATAGGCTGGTCTAAGATTGTCGCTATCTTGTTGCCTTGCCAGATTCAGAATGTTGACTGATTCATTTTCTAATGCTGTTTGAATCTCTGCCGATTGCTGTGCCTCTAATGCTTTTCTTTGCGCGGTAGCAATGGGCTTGCCAGACGTTCTAACTGATTGCTCGTAGTATCTTGTTATCTCAGGCTGTAATGTTTCTGGAACAGTCCCAATCAATCCCTGGAACGATGCTTCAGAAATTTCAAGGAATTTTTGAAAGTCTTGAGGATTGCTCGTTGCGTTTTTTGCAACATCATTTGCTATCGAGTTTTTAACGCCAGCCTCATAACCAGCCAAAAGGCTTTGGTTAAAGGTAACGTCTTCTTTGAGAGTTGAGTATTCTTGATACTGCCGTAACTCTGGCGCAGTACCAGTTGCAGCAGACTCAGCGCCAGCAAGCAAACCTTTTTCTACTGCCTCTTCTTGCTTGATTTGGTCTCTGACAGCTTTTTGTTCAGAGATTTTCTTTTCAGCAAACCCTAATGCAAGGTCTCCGACCTGTTCAGCCAGTCCTGCAAGCGCACGAACACGACGAGCGGAGTAGTCATCCGCTGCCGATGGTGTAAATTTTCCGTAGTATTCAATGCGCTGACGAGCCATTTTATTCACCTGCACCTTGCGCTATAGATGCTACTTGCCCCGCCCCTCTAAGTAGCGTTGATGCTGCGCTAATATATCCAGTCTGTTTGGCCGCGGCAGCTTGCCTTCTTAATGTGGCTTGTCTCAATCGGTCAGATAGACTAATTGTTGCCTCACTCAATCCGGCCTGTTTAGCACTAGCTAATGCCAATGACGCGGGAGTGCCTTCGCCAGCAATCCCAGCTTGAGATTGTGCTGCGATATTAGCCGCTAATACCCTGTTTAATTCTTGTCTGCGCTCAATCTCTCTGGCTTGCGCGGCAAGTTTTTCTTCTTCTGCTTGGCGCTTTAACTCAATCTCTTGAGTCTTACCAGCAACATACTGCGCCCTTGCACCGACACCGGCAGTCGCAGCAGCAAGTATTGCGAATATAGGAAAAAATGGCATTTAACTACTCTCCACCTCGTATTCGATCATCTGAATGTGGAATGGCGTAGGATCAGGCACCGTGATTGCTGGCATCTCATCCCTGGTCCATCCGATTTTGCTCAACACATCCTCGATGATCCCTGTTTTGGCTAATGGTGACGTATTCAATGGGGATGTTACAGCCGGACCAAACTCTCTGATCGGGACCGGAACACCCTCAACGTAAACACCGTAAGTATTGTAAACCCTTAAATTCATTCTGGTAATGCGCTTGATCCGCATTTGGTTCTCGCCGCTACCGATATTAGTGTTCAGCGGCATACCCTTGATTTCAACCGTGAATGGCAAGCCAATCTCTAATTTGGTATAGCCAACCTCTTCAGCGGTAAGGATAATTCGGCATGTAGTCCCTACTAATGCAGCGGTGCGAGGCGGTAATACAATCCCATCAGCCACAATGCTTACTTCGACATTGTTTAATTCAGTAGGCAAGCCAGAAATAACCGTATCCGTTGGCCCAGGATTAACCGTAGTCCCCATATCTGTTAGGAAATCAAAGGACCACCGCTCGATTAAGTATTCTTCCGTACCATCTAACGTGCGTTTCACGATCATATACAGTTGATCGTCTACCACCGCCGCGCTTTTGACTTCTCCATCAGTTATCCAGTTCGTAAATCCGTTGATATCCTGTTCTCTCAGGGTATTTAGGACAGCAACAGATCCGTCATTGTTGACAACGAATAACCAATTAGAATCTTCGCTGGCAGTCCCTTTAAGGATTGCCATGTCTACGGGCTGTTTAATCAAGTGAGAGGCTAAAACTGATTTATCAGTGGTGGTGTATGCGTCTTCATTGAATGAATAGACAAAATCTAATAACGATTTGCCATGACGGTCCACGAAAATGGTAGATCCGTCTACGTCTATAGCCTCAAGATAACTGGCACCGTGAGAAGTTTGCGGTGTAATTGCGATACTCGATGGGGTGGTAGGCTTGGAGGTAACAGCAAACTCTGATCCAGAGGTAAAGATTTGCAGATTCCTACCAGGGAATACGTCGATAATCTCATTGAGCTTTCTTGAGGAGATGGTTGTAAAGATGGCTTCATCATCATCTCCGTCATCAATGTCGAAATCAAAGAATGACCCAGACTTGCTAAAGAATAAGGATTGAGTCTTGGATTTAGTCCCACCCAATACCAATCGGCCCTCATAAAAACAGGCAGTTTTTGGATATCCCCTAGTAGCTGACCAAACATCCTCTTTTCTAGGTGAACCAGAGGCAGATTTGGTAAATGTTACCGTGTTAGTCGCGTTACCCTTGGTAAAGTAACCAGAGAATAGCTCGAAATCCTTGGTTGATTCGCCAGATATCGTGATTGTGTAGGACAATGCGCCCGTTCTAGCTACAGCTACACCCGTATCGCCAAACACAGGCATCTCTTGTAGGTTCTTCTGGATGTTAAATACCGTTGAACTGCGCTGATCTGCCGTAGCATCACCCGCAAAAGTTATGCTCTTCGATAACACGCCTTCAATATCTACCTGAAACGTGTCCCCGATCTGCAAAGAACCGCCACCCAGGACCATTACTTGAACTTCATTGACCGGAGTAGGGCTTAGAGCATCGTCATAATCGAACTGAGGCACGTTGACAAAGGGTGCTTCATCTAACGTCCAGTCAGCATCGGTTCCTAGATTGATTAATCTTTGCGGAGGATGGTCCTCATGGAACAAAAGCATCACGTTTTCGACCTGAGTGTCCCTAACAGTAGGAACTTGAGCTGAAGTAAACGGAACTTTAACGTCTGCTACATGAGTGTTAGGCGTTCTATAGATGCGAATGTTCTGATCTGTAACGGATAACAGATAATTCCTGTCCGATTCCACGCTAAAATCAATCAGCTTAGACTCTGAGTTAGTACCTGGGGACGTTGTAGCCTCCCAAACATTGAACTCTCCAAGCGTAACCGTAGCCGCGCCGAGATCGGTGGCTCCAATTCTGGCTAATCTGTAATATCTATTGCCTAATCCATACGGAATTGTGAAGCGAAAATCCTGTGGATTAGTGCCAATCAAAGGGACATTAGCAATATCATTCCATACAAGGTTATTCGGTGAGCTTTGGACCTTAAATTCACTGGATGAGCCGGATGAAAGGCTAATCCTGCGAACGTCAATGTACTCATTGGCATTTAGTAAGCCAGGGCCAAAGTCATATAGCGCCACCACATAAGGATTTGTAGTTCCAATAGCTACAGTTGTAGCCGTAGTAGTTACATCATTCCCATCATTAATGGTTGAGCCAGTACCGCCATTGGGCATTAATGGATTAGAGTCTGTATATCTAACGACAATCGGCGGGACATCTTGGATATATTCAGTCCCTGGTCTGCGTTTTAACCCGCCTTGAGGGACGATTACCACGTTCTTAGCAGTCTGAGCGCCCTGATAGTATTGGTTGATATCCGTTCGACCACGCAACAACGGCGATAATTCACCGCTTACGAAGTTGTTTTGAACGAATCTGCTCTTAGCCATTAGACTTCCAAGAAGGTCAAATCAAGTTGGTATACAGTAGCCACAGTCCCTGTAGAGCCATCGCCTTTCAGCATGACCTTCATCGTATCGCCAGAAGTTAGCTGGAACATGGCGGTCTCAGCAGCGCCTCTTTGCTTATTAGCGCTGGTAAATGAAACGACTTGGCTTTGATCTGCTTGGATGGCGTCATTCAAAGATAGAGCGATGGTGACATCCGCTACCTTGTTAGATGACATTCTCGCAGTACCGTTGAACAGGAATGTCCCACCTACACCGTCATACGTTAATTCGCCACCGTCAACCGAAAATTCTCGATTGAGTGTAGAGACCATATTCGGAACCTGGGTATAAGTAACACCATCATCGTTCAGGTTTACGGTTTGCGTGGAGGTAATGTGATATTCAGCAAACTCTCGGTCTAACAAAGAAGTCTTAGTAACCGTTACGCTATCCTTGGATACCGCAGTTACCCGAACGGTATAAGCCTCATCACCGTTATTTATGATGATGATGTCTTTAACTTTTAGCCGGACATATTCTTCGTTGAAGTAACCTGCACCCAACACCGATCCCCTGGGATCAGACGTGTTATAGCTATAGAAGCGAGGTGATGGCGCAGTGCCTCCAACGTGAGACATATACTCATGATCGTAGGCCATTAGTACCTCACATCAACAAAGGGATTACTCTGGATAGGTGTCTGTGGATACTGAAGCGAATCAGTAAAGCGGGCCATCCTAGATGCGTTGACGTACTCAGCAGCCATCTCTTGACGTGCTGCGGCACTATCTCGAATGCTCGTGGCAAAGTCTTTCGCCAGGGCATACTCAATCATCTTGGAAAAGTAAACGGGCCATTCGTTCTCAGGCGCGTTATAAATGTAATCAACATACAGCGGACCAGAATTGTTTGTATACAGCTTATCGCCATATAGCTGGTAATTCTGATTCGGATAAAGTTTGATAATGAAGAGTCTATCGGTAGGAAGTTGATAGATAGACCTGTATTCATCATCCACCGGAACGTCAGTAGTCAGCGAGATTTGCGCTTTCTTGCGAGCAAAACCCCACCTGAACTTGGTTAATTCGTTTTGGACAATGTTGTCGTAGAGCTTATTAGCAACCTCTTGCGCCCTAGATGATCCTGTTAAGGAAGTCAGGGGAGAATCTCCGATTAATACCAAAGCG